ATGGCCGCCAAAGTTCGCAACTTGCTAGATCGCGATGGACGCTATTTCGCGCGCGTCGTCGTGCCAACTGAATTGCGCGAGTTTGTTGGCAAGCGCGAGCTTCTAACCCCGCTCGGACCCGACCGACGCAACGCGCTCAAGCGACTGCCATCGGCAGTTGCCGCCCATCTGGATACGCTCGCGACCGCGCGGCGCATCGCCGACGCCGGGAAAGCCCCGCCAAGCCGTCCCGTCTCGAATATCGAGATCGCGCGCCTTCACTATGAAGCCTTGCTTCGCGAGGATGAGCAGCTTCGCAATATTCTTCCCCTTTCCGGCGACGCCGATCTTGCTCGTTCGGGCAGCGTCGCGTCATTGAACGCCGCTTTCGGACCGGGGCGGGAGCGCGTCTTACGTCGGATCGCGGCCGGCACATGCGAGCCGGACGAAATGGCGGCGGTTATGGGCGCGTCCGTCGATATCTTTCGCGATCGGGGAATGACCAATGCGGACGAAGGGTCGCCGGAATGGCGCGCGCTCGCCCGTATGCTCGCGGGCGTCGAATTGGACGCCCTGCTTCGATCGTTTGAGCGCGACCGAGGGGATTTTGCCGGACGCCCTGCCCTACCGATCCTGAATGAGCCCGCCCCGACCGATCTCGCCGCCGAAGCTGTCCCGCTTACGGATTTGCTCAAAGGCTACGCCGCCGAGCTTGGACGATCTGGACGCGGCGTCGCCGCCGAACAGCGTTGGCGACCATGCTTCGCAGCGCTCAAGGCGTTCCTGAAACACGACGACGCGCGCCGCCTGACGCGACCGGACGTTGTGCGCTGGAAAGAGCATCTTTTGACGACGCTCGCCGCCAAGACGGTTCGCGACGTGTATCTAGGCGGGCTTAAGGCGGTTCTCGCTTGGGCCGTTGATGACGGAAAGCTAGAAACCAATGTCGCGGCCGGCGTGAAGGTCCGCGTTCCGAAAAAGACGCGCAATCGCGAAGCCGGATTCACAGACGCCGAGGCGGTGGCGATCCTCAAGACAGTTAGCGCCTACATGCCGAAGCCGTCCGCCAATCCGCGAACGCGCGAAAGCGCTCAAATCACCGCCGCGAAGCGTTGGGTTCCGTGGTTGTGCGCCCTGACAGGCGCGCGCGTCGCCGAGCTTTGCCAGCTTCGGAAAGACGATATCCGGCTAGACGACGCCACGCCGCACATTCGGATTACGCCTGAAGCCGGATCGGTAAAGACGGCGGAATATCGCGACGTTCCTATCCATGCACAGCTTGTCGCGATCGGCTTTCCCGACTTCGTGCGCGCCCATAACGCTGGCCCGCTGTTTTATGACGCGACCAGTAAGCGCAAGAGCCCGCAACATCCCGCGAAGCAAACCGCGAAACGACTGGCGACATGGATGCGATCCCTTGCCACTGTTCCGGCTGACGTCAATCCGAACCACGGCTGGCGACACCGCCTTAAGACAGTCGGCCGCGATCATGGGATTGATGCGCGCGTCATGGACGCAATACAGGGCCACGCGCCAAGGACTGCCGGCGAGGGTTACGGCGACGTGTCGCTAGTGGCGAAGGCGCGAGCGATAGAGAAAATTCCGCCCATTCCTGTTGATTAAAGCATCAGAAACGCAAATATTCGAAAATTATTGTGTCGCGATAATGCGTCACTATTAAATATCTTTGCGCGTCTACTATTTGCGCATTACAATAATCCATCTATCGTTGTTGTGTGTGCGTAGAATTGTTTTCTAAGTTGTTCCGCAAAGCCCGCCCCGAAGCTATTGAGCAAAAGTCTTTGCCCGATGGCGTCGCCACATCTTCCATTTCAATCCCGAGCCAATGGCTGATTGAACTATTCGGGGCGGGCGGCGCTAGTAACTCGAATATCGACGTAACGCCGCGATCCGCCATGCGATGCACGGCGGTTCGTTGCGCCGTGCAAGTAATCGCGGAAGCTATGAGTCAGCTTCCCGTGGACGTGTATCGCCGCGCGCCGGATGGCTCGAAAGAAGCGATCGAAGATCACCCGGTTTCGACGCTGTTCAATGTCGCCGCGAATGAATGGACCGCTGGTCCGCAGTTTCGTGAACAGCTTACGCGCGACGCCCTGTTGTGGGGCAACGGCTTCGGCTTCATCAACCGCGTCAATGGCCAGCCTGTTGAGCTAATCCGCCTTGATCCGGAATCGGCGACAAGCGTTGAACTTGACCCGGCGACCGGCGAACCGATTTATCGCGTTAGCGGTCGGATCATCCCGCGCGTCGATATCATTCACATTCAAGCGCCGAGCATCAACGGCCTTTGGGGCGAAAGCCCGGTCATGTTGGCGCGCGAGGCGATCGGCCTTGCAATGGTCATGGAACAGCACGCCGCGCGGCTGTTCTCGCGTGGCGGACGCCCTTCCGGCGTTCTGGAATTTCCGAACCGGCTTGGCGGCGACACCGTAAAGCGCATTTCGGAATCGTGGCACGCTGCGCACGCTGGCGAAAACTCCGGGCGCACGGCGATCCTTGAGGAAGGCGGCAAGTTCTCGCCGCTCGCGTTGAACAGCGTCGATTCGCAGTTCTTGGAGCTTCGCAAGTTCGCGATTGATGAGATCGCGCGCGCGTTCCGCGTCCCGCCGCACATGCTCATGGAGCTTGGGCGCGCGACTTGGGCCAATTCCGAACAGATGGGCGCGGAGTTCATCGCCCTGTCTCTCATGCGCTGGATTAAGGCTTGGGAAGGCGAAATCGGCCTGAAACTGTTTGCCCCGGCCGACCGCGCCATCATGCGCGCCGAGTTCGACCTTGACGACTTCCTGCGCCCCGATCTTGCCGCGCGCGCCACGGCCTATTCGCAGTTGATTGCGTCGCGCGTTCTTAGTCCGAACGAAGCGCGCGAGGAAGAAAACCGCGCCCCGTATGCGGGCGGCGACCGTTTCGAAAATCCAAACACCGCAATATCCGGAGCGACCACCAATGGTTGATTGCCCGACGCATCGCGCGTTCTTTGCCGATACCGAACGCAATTTCGCGCTGAGCTTTGAACTTGCCGGCGAACTTGAGCGCAAGACCGGCGTGGGTATCGGCGCGCTGTTCAATCGACTGTTTCGCGCGGACTTCAGCCTTGCCGACGTGACCGAGACAATCCGCCTTGGATTGATCGGCGGCGGTTCGACGCCCGCGCAAGCGGCTTCAATCGTCAGAACCTATGTCGAGAATCGGCCGCTTTCGGAAACCTATCCGCTCGCGGTCGCGATCCTCGAGACGGTTTGGTTCGGCAAGGCAAATGAGCCGAAGACCGAGGACGATCATGGATCGAATTGAAGTCAAAACGGCGATCGGCATTGACGACGCCGGTTCGATCACTGGCATCGCTTGGCCCTTCGGAACGCCCGATCGCGTCGGCGATATGATCGAAAAGGGCGCATTCAAAATGTCGGGGCGCATTCCCATGCTGTTCGCGCACGACCCGGCGCAACCTGTCGGCGTTTGGACTGACGCGACCGAGACCGAACGCGGCTTGGAAGTTCGCGGGAAGCTCTTGGTCGGCGAGGTAGAGCGCGCCCGCGAGATTCACGCCCTTGTCCGCGAAGCGGCGATCGGCGGCTTGAGCATCGGCTTCACGACCAAGAAAGCGACCACGCGAAAGGGCGGCGGTCGCACGATTACGGACCTTCAGCTTGTCGAAATCTCGCTTGTGACGGTCCCCATGCACCCCGGCGCGCGGGTTACGAGCGCGAAAACCGCTTCGGCCGCAATCGCGCTCGCCGAGGCCATCAACCGCGCCGCGTCGGCGCTTCGAATGAAAGGACAATAATATAATGTGTAAGCATGTATCGCCTTCGGCGATCGAACTGAAGGGCGACGAAGCCGATCCGGCCGATATCGTCACCAAGGCGCTTGGCGACCTTCAGGCCAGCGTCAATGACCGCTTCGGCGAGATCGAAAAGAAACACGCCGACGCTTCGAAGCTCGGCGCGCGGCTGGATCGCATTGAAGCCCGCTTGAACCGTCCCGGCGTGGGAACGGCCGAAGGCGCGAACGAAAACGACGGAATCGAGAAGAAGGCTTTCGTCTCTTACGTTCGGCGCGGCGTTGAACGCATGGGCGCGGACGAAGCCAAGGCGCTTACGGTTTCCAACAACGCGAACGGCGGCTATCTCGCCCCGGAACAGTTCGGCGCGGAGCTTATCAAGCTGTTGCGCGTCTTTTCGCCCATTCGTCAGTATGCGCGCGTTGTCACGATCGGCGCGCAGATGATTCAATATCCGCGCCGCGTCGGCGGCACGTCCGCAACGTGGGTTGATGAAACCGACGATCGAACGGCTTCCGGTCCGACCTTCGAACAGGTGACGCTGACGCCCTTCGAGCTGGCGACGTTTGTCGATATTTCGAACCAGTTGCTTGAAGACAACGCCTACAACCTTGAGGGCGAGCTTCAGCAGGACTTGGCGGAAATGTTCGCGCTTGCCGAAGGCGCTGCTTTCGTCGCCGGCACGGGGACTGGCCAGCCCAAGGGCTTGCTCGGCGCGACGGGCATTGCAGAACTGAAGACGGGCGTTGCGGCCGACTTCCCGACGACCAATCCCGCCGACGTGCTGATTTCCATGTTTCATAAGCTCAAGAGCGCCCATGCGCAGAACGGCGTTTGGCTTATGAACCGGAATACGCTTGCGACCGTGCGCAAGTGGAAGGACGGCGACGGCCGATACCTTGTGACCGACGTCGGCGCGGGCGTCTCAAATGCGCCGCCGACTACCTTGCTCGGCCGTCCGGTTGTGGAAGCTCCGGACATGCCGGACGTGGCGGCGAACGCCTATCCGATCATGTTCGGCGATCTTCAGGGCTACCGGATCGTTGATCGCGTCGGGCTTTCCATGCTGCGCGACCCGTTCACGCTGGCGACGAAGGGCCAGGTTCGCGTTCATGCGCGCAAGCGCGTCGGCGGCGACGTGACCCACCCCGATCGTTTCGTGAAGCTGAAAGTCGCGGCGTAACGCAACAACGGGCGGCGTTCCACGCGCCGCCCTGTTCATTCCAGAAAGGAAAATGAGATATGGCGATTCACGCCGCTGCAAAAAGCAAAATCTATATCGGCACGACCAAGGCCACGTCGCTTGTCGCCGACTACACGTCCGACACTTGGACCGAAGTCGGACAGGTTGAAGATATCGGCGAGTTTGGCGACAAGGCCGAACAAATCAAGTTCACGGCGCTTTCCGATTCGCGCGTTCGTAAGCTCAAGGGCGCCCGCGACGCGGGAACGCTTGAAGTCACGGTTGCGCGGGATTCGACCGACGCGGGGCAGGACGCCCTTCGCGCGGCGGCGGCGGCGGACGTCGGCTACAACTTCAAGATCGTCCTGAATGACAAGATCGATACCAGTGGTTCGACTTTCTATTTCAAGGCGCTTGTGAACGGTTCGCCGATCAAGATGGGCGACGCCAACGCCGTTATCCGTCAGGTTTTCTCGCTGGACGTCAGCAGCGATATCCTTGAGGTCGAGGCGGTCTAATGGGCCGTCTTGCCTACGAGGAAACGCACATTCAGGTGGATCGAATTTCGATCCGCCTGCGCCCCACCTTGCGCGCCGCCACGCGCCTTCACGCCGAGTTCGGCGGCTTGGATCGTCTGATTCAGGCGATCATGCAGGGTAGCGTCTCGGCGATTGCGAGCGTCATTCGCGAATGCTCGATTGAACCGAGCGAACTGCCGCGCTTTCTGGGAGCGCTGGAAGGTGCGCCGCTGAAGCGCATCATTGACGTTATCGGCGAGCCGATCCTAGCGCATGTGATTGCCTTGAGCGGCTTCGATTCCGATAGCGATGCGAGCGAAGCCGACAAAGCGCCCGCAAGCCGCATCACGATCGAAGATTACCATCGCCAGCTTTTCCGCATCGCCACGGGCTGGCTCGGATGGGAACCGGAGCTTGCTTGGAACAGCACGGCGAACGAAATCCGCGAAGCCTACAAAGGCCGCGTGGAAATGCTGCGCGCCATCTTCGGCGGCGAGGATAAGTCCGACCGCGCCAAACTGTCGCTTGATGAGAAGTTCGCCCTGACGATGGCGGGCCTTCGCACGAAGCGGGTTTCGGCGGGGGCGGCATAATGCCCATTGCTGCGCCCTTCATATGCGGTTGCGGGCACAAGGTCCCGTCCGGCGATAGCTGCGCCTGTATGCGTCGCCGCGAGCAAGAGCGAAAGACGCGGCACGATCGCAACCGCCCAAGCGCCAGCGCTCGCGGCTATGACCATTCATGGCGGCAAGCCCGCGCGCAGTTCCTTGCAAGCAATCCGACATGTCGGAAATGCGGGACGCATCCGGCGACGGTTGTCGATCACATCATGCCCCACAAGGGCAACAAGGCGCTCTTTTGGAATCGCGCCAACTGGCAACCGCTGTGCGTTCGTTGCCATTCCAGCCTGAAGCAATCCGAAGAAAGGCGTTCGGGTATCTAGTATGAGCGTTCCGACATTCACCCCGCCCGTTCCGCCCGTCGTCGGCGGCTACACGAACAAGCCGGAAATCAAAATTCTCGAAGCTGAATTTGGCGACGGGTATACGCAAGCGGCGGCGGACGGCATCAACAATATCCGCAAGGTTGTGTCGCTTCGATGGGATTATCTCTATCCGGACGAAGCTGACGCGATTGTCGCGTTTCTCGCCGCGCGTGGCGGCTATCAGCCTTTCTTGTTCACCGAACCTAACGGCGCGTCGCCGCTGCAATGGACGTGCAAGGATTGGTCCGACACCCACAACGAAAAAGGCTATCGGTCGGTAAGCGCGACCTTCCGCCAATCGTTCAACAGGCAGGCATAGAATCATGCGCCACAAGAAACGTTCTGGTCGCCGCGCCCGCGTTTGGCTGATAGACGGTGTTGAACTAACCGCCGCGCAGATTGCAAAGCGCGCGGGAATGTCGCTCCCAACTTTTTACAGGCGCTTATCGATGGGCTGGGCCATCGAAAGGATAACGGCTGAGCCCATCGTTCCGCGCGAGCGGCGGTTTATTACGTGCAACGGCGAGATGCATTCTGTTGCAGTTTGGGCGCGCAAAGTCGGGATTCCACAGCCCCGAATCCGCGCGCGGCTGAACGCAGGATGGTCCCCGGAGGAAGCGATTGGCAGGCCATTATCAGACATGCGCCATACGGTTTCGATGATGGGTCAAGAAGGGTCCATTGCAGAATGGTCTAAGATCACTGGCATTGCCGCCAATATCATTTTCAACCGCTTGCATTTGGGTTGGCCCATCAAACGCGCGCTTACCGAACCAGTCGTGAAGCGCCCCGCGCGTAAACGGAAACCGCCGCATCAGTCAGAATTGACTTGCGCCGAGCCGGGGGTGGTCGGCGACTTT